GCGTAAACAAAACAATCAAGCGCCTCGTTTCGCTCCCTCGTTTTAACCCATTCTAAAACTGAAAATCCTTTCCTAAACTTAGTAACCAATTTTTCTGCGGTTAACTGAGCAAAGAACTCCTCATCTAGCTCTGCTGAAAAATGAACCTTATCATTATGAAGCCAAGAGTAAACAGTGCGCTTGGCTGTATCCACGCCAACCTGATACAACATAACCCTCTGCCGCCCTGTTTGCTTTGGAGTGCTTGTTAATGGCCTACCCATACCAGAAACACCCTTGATAGCAAAAACCCTCCTACCAGCCCTTGGCTTGGTAAAGGCGTAAGCATGCTCCGTTAAATAACCAGAATCCACAGCAACTCCAATAATCTTATGACCATCATAAGTTTTCATCAAAAATGAATCCAAGGTTGCCCAGACTTCTTTTTCTGTAGGCTCACCATAAAATACTTTTTGGGTAAATATCCAAGGCTCATTATCTAGACCCCACCCAACTACTTGAACCTCTATCCTGTCTTTTTGTACATCGACCCCCGCCGTTAGTATTAAAACATCATCGGGTATTGCCGTTAAATCATAAGCTTCTCGTTTTGACATAAGGCTATCACTTTCGACTGTTTCGCCTTCCTCTTCCCACGTTTCCCCAAGGCTTGTATTGACCCAAGCTTTTAAAGTTTCTGGCGACCTTTTAGCGGATAGAAAATCCTCTACAACTTCTGACCATTTGCGCCAAGGGGAATAAAGCTCGTTAATATGAAACCCTGCTGTTTTGCCTTCAATTCCAGTAGCAATCCACTCCCCCTCTTTTAGCATCCAAGGTTTGCTCGACTCTTCAATAATTGACCCACAATGTTCACACACACAATGACATTTTTTAGGCTCGTTTTCGGGCCATTGAATATTGGCCCACTTCAAAGTTTGCTTAGTTTTGCACTCTGGGCAAGGCACATGATAACGCCGCTGATCAGATTGCTCCCACTCCATTTCTATTCTTGAGACTCCTTTAACAGTTGGAGTGCTGGTTAAAATAATTTTACGATTCCAGAAAGTTGTGGTTCGTTTGCGTGCAAGAGTTACAGGATCGCCCTCGCTTCCTGCCGATAGCGGGTATCTATCCACCTCATCAGCCATTACTAAGCGAATAGGACGGCTAGCCAAACTAGCAGGGCTGTTACTGCCGCCAATAGTAATATGGCCTCCTGCAAAGCTTTTGTGCATTGTCGTATTACCGCTGTCTCTTGATCGCGGGTTTTTAATTAATCCAGAAAGAATTGGTGTGTCTCTGATCATTGGAGCAAGCCGATCTTGCGACCAAGTTTTTCCCATTTCCACTGTCGGTTGAAGCACAAGTATGGGCGCTGGATCTTGCGCCATGTAATAACCGACCACATTATTCAACACTTCCGTTTTGCCAATTTGTGCCGATGACATAATGACCACTGTTTCAATGTTGCGCTCATTTACCGCATCTAACATACCTCTCTGGTAGGGTGCGCGATCAGTCCTCCACTGTCCTGCCTCTGCTGAGGATTCTGCTGACAGGCGGCGGTGAGTATCAGCCCATTCACTCACCTTCAATAACGGCGGTGGTGTCCATATTTTTGAAACTCTGTTCCACGCGCTTTCTAAATTTGTCAGGCAATCCATCGTTTGATAACTCCTCTAGAGCTTCGGTTATCTCTACTTTTATAATTTGTTCAGCTTCGCCAAAATCTTTAGCGGTTAAAACTTGAGTTGCCGTTTTGGAAGGCACGCCCAAGAGTTTTGATTTAGCATTAGCGGTATAGTGTTGCCAGCACTCGACAACCCATTCAACTTGAATGTACTCGCCTCGCATTTCCCCGACCTCTATTTCTATGCGATCAGCTTGGGCTTTAGCTAAACGTGTTTTTTCACTATGCAAGTCAGTAGCAGCCATTTCTTTACCAAATGCTCTTTCTCTTAAAAACCTAACATAGCCTCTCACACATTTAATTAAATCCCAGCGGCCCTTTTCTTGCGGCTTAGGGATCACTCCATCATCTGCTAGCCTTCTTATGTGGCGCTCAGAAAGGTCTAAAACAGAAGCGATTACTGCTATTGGGTATGTATTTCTATCAGCCATTATTTAGGAACCCACGCCTCACTGTACTTGTGAGCCTCAATCTTTAGCGCTTTAAAAACATTTTCCTGTAACAGTAACTCGACCTCATCTTTAGTTGCGCCAATTGCTTCTTTAACTTGATCAATTGTGTAGCTGTATTCTTGCACCACCACTTTAATTAGCTCTGCCATTTTTACAGAAGCGTGTACGCCCTTTGCCCTATTAATGCGAACAGTCAAAAGCATGCGCTCTGGTTCGGATAACTCCAACACAGTGCATGGTACTTTACCGCCACTTAGCGCTTTAACCTTCTTAGAAGTCTTGGCAAGAGTTACCCTGTGAAACCCATCAATAATGACATTATCTTGAGTGACTAGAATAGGCTGAATCCATCCGCTTTTTAAAATGGAATGTTCTAGCAATTTAAATTCATGTCGTAAAACTACGTTAGGATTATAGTCATTAGCATTAAGTAGCTCTGCATCAATCCACTCAATTGAATCTATAGGATGCTTCACTGAATCTCCCCTTTATAAATATCTGTACTTAGCAACTCCCACCAAGTATTGCCCTGCTTGTATTCAAAATGATTCATATCTTCCCATCGACTAGAGCGTAAGAATAATGACCCCATACTTGGGATGAAAATTTGAACGCCGTTATTCCTAATATCTTCTTTGTACTCATTCCACCGATTAGGAAAACGAAAACGTAAGTGAAGCATGGCATGGCATCGACCACAGAGAGAGTGCATGCTTGCAAAATAATCCTCCTTTGTTGGCCCATAATCTTCTGCGTGCCTCATGGTATTTTTAGCTTGCCCACACATTTCGCAATCGGATACTTTAGGCTTATCCACTGCGCCTCTGTATTTAGTTGACATTTTTATTCTGGTTTTTCCAGACCACTGTTTATAATCTTTCATTTGAAAATTTTACCCCCGTAAACTATTCCGTATTTGTTCTTTTTATATTCAACAAAATCATAAATATCATAGCTAGGCCAACTAATGGGCGTGCTAAATACAGTGGCTTTGCCTACAAATCCATCTAGGCGCTTCATCCTAGCCGCTAGCATGGCCTTGCCTACGCCATTCATTCGGTAGTTAGGGTGAACAAAGTTGCTCTTAAATCGAACATTTGGGCCTTTAAATACTAGCGCACAACATCCAATAACTTTTTCCTCATACTCAGCACTAAACCAAACGCAACCTTCTGGGTTTTCAAATGTGACCCGCTCTTTTTTCCCTAACTTTATTAGTGGCTTTATGGTTTTAAAATCGCATTCTTTAACTAATACGTTCATAAGCAATCTGAGCCTTAGTTGGGTTTTTAAGAGGCTGAATTTTTCTTTTATAAGAGCCGTTAATAATTTGCTGAAAAACATACATGATTGGATAGCCCCACATATTCTCAACCCTTCCTGCTTTCCCTGTGGCTTCGTTGTTAGCTCTAACCATTTTGGTAAACTCGACTCTTTTAAAAGCGGAAGCTCTCATTTTTGGGTCGGTAATATTTTCCTTAATATAAAGATGAATGCCACGCCAGCTTCTAGGGTATCTGTTCATTACTGCGTACCTATCCAAGTCTTTAAAATATTTTTCATGGGTAATCATTTCTGGGAATATGTCCATTACTTGCTCATAAAAAGTAGGATAGGATGTTTTGAGCTTGTGAAGCTCTTTTGCTGTCTCGGCATGGAGCGGCGTTGAAACCCTAAGCTGTTGCCCGTTCCATTTTTGAATGTCGTAAATGGCGCAGTAGCTTATTTTTTTATCGTAAAAATATTTAAAAACATCATTTTCTGACCAATCGAATATAGGCTTAACCAGCTTTACATTTTTGGACTCTGTGGCGTTAATATAATTTTCATTGCGCTTGTTAATACATGATCTAAATCTTACTAATGATTCATCACTTCTTATTCCGTTAACCATTGCAACCTTTCCCTTTAAGCCTTGGATACAAAATTTATCCATGTCGTATTGGCTCATGGGTTTTTTTAAACCTGTAGTCGTTATTGCGCTTTTTGGCTTAGGTCGAATCCATTCTCGGTCATTGTCCCATTGGATGTATTCATACTTTTTACCCAAAAGGTATTTTTCGCTTACCATAGGAACTGCAAAATAAGTAAGGTCAAATCTTTCTGTGTCAGCTTGAACATCCAGCACAAACTGAATTACATCCTCTGGTATTAATTCTTCATCTCTAAAAATAACTTTAACTGGCTGAGTCATTCCTAGCTCATCGTAAACTTCTCTAACCAAATGAATAATTACTAAGGAATCTTTGCCGCCAGAAAAAGCACAGACCAATTCATCAAAGCTGCTAATGACATGGCGTATTCTATTCTTGGCTTCTGTTAGTACATCGACCCCAATGTAGCGAACATTGGATTTTTTATTTTGGCTCAATCATGGCCTCCTGAGTAAAGGCCACTAAGCGCTCAGATATTGTAACCGCGCCTGTGTACTCACCCTTTAGCCATCGCAAAAAGTCCATCCACTGCTTCTGCTCCTGTTCATCATTAAAGATAATGTTGTATTGAATCGTATAACTGTCTTCAAGAAGATCAGCATCTTCATCTTCATCTTCGTCTTGCTCTGTCATTATCATGTCCAGTTCTGGCAAGGTGAAGCCTGTGTTTTCTAAGTCATAATCACTGTCGTTTAAATCCTCAAGCTCAATCTTTAAAAGAACATCATCCCACTTTGAATCTTGCGCCACTCTGTTGTCAGCTATGCGGTAAGCTTTCTTTTGAGAGTCCGAAAGGCCCACTGCAATGTGTACAGGAACTTCATCCATGCCCAATAGCGCCGCAGCTTGCAAGCGAGTGTGGCCCACTAAAACGACATAATCTTCATCAACTACAATGGGCTGGCGAAACCCAAACTCTTTTATGCTTGAAGCTACGCTATGCACTGCATCTGTGTTCTTACGCGGGTTTTTTGCGTAAGGAATGACCAGGTCGAAATTTACTTGTACGACTTCCATTTTTCCCCCTCGGCTGAGACATTGATATTTTTATACTGACACTAGGTAAACATCGAGCCTTAGCACACCTCCATTGCTTATATTGTCGGTAGTACCTTAACGCATCGTGCTAACCGCTCTTACTAACGCCTTCTCAAATTCTTTATCAAACTTACTGTTGATAACTCCTTCCCCTATCTTGTAAAACGGGAACAGTTTCTTGTACTGCGTTTGCTTGACAAACTTATGCAATAACTTAATCCTTGGCTGCGCTCTTGTACCGCTTTGCCACACACCTGTTGTTCCGTTGATCTCTGCAATGAACTGCTTATTGGTCTTAACTAATCCTTTCTTGCTTCTGGGTACATTGCCATACTTGTTTAGTTTTACGTTGTCCGTTGGAACTGCTATCCACTTCTTTGATGCCCTTCTGCTTCCCCCTTCCACTTGATACCACATGTACTCTGCTACCCTTGGTATAAAGAATACGCTGCCCTCAAGAAGAGTTTTCTTGGCTTTGTTTACTCTTACTCCTCTTACTGTGTATGGAGTAGGTCTATCTAAGTATCTAGGCAATTGAGCTTGAACTGCCTTACGCACACTAAACGCTGTGTTGTTAATAGCAGAAGCAGTAGCAAATGGAACTTGTGTCTTAGCCTCTTTACTAAGTTGCTTAACAATCTTATCCACATTACTCATTACACTTATTTGCATGATAGCCACCCTTTAACCCGCCAAGGTGTCTTGGCTAACCTTCCCGCTGCTTCTTTGCTGTATATTCTTGTATTCATTGCCTGAGCAACAGGCCACCCCCTGCTTAATCGTTTATGAAGCACATCAGTTGATAAGCCGCTTTTTAATGATATTTGTTTAACAGTTAAACTTTGTCCTTCTACATCAAATTTTCTAGGCATGTTTCCTCTATTACGATCCATAGCCCTGATGGGGCTTTTCGGTTAATTACTGGCCTGTTAATGGCAAACCGCACCACTTTGTCAGCCTCATCCCCCGATAAGATCCCCTGTTTTACTAACCCATCCTCAATCATTTTGCATGTATAAGAATAGTTACTACAATCGCGCTCTCTGCCGCCTTTGCCTACTTGCGGCGTAAACATCAGCTTTACAGGGTTAAGAAATAAATCTGTATCTAATGCCTTTACTGCCTTGTGCGCTTTATCAGCTTCCTTAGCTCTCTTTGTCCAGTGCTGCCCCGCATAGATTGCATTAGTGCTTGGCCCCATGTACTCAACAAAAAAGTGCTCACGGCGCATATGACCCTTCTCACGTTCATACTTAGCAACACGAACTCTGATTATGGCCTCTTCAACAGTTTCTTCTTTTGCCCACTTAGCCATCTTTCCATCAGCCTTTTCACTCAACATAAATTAAAGGCCCACTGTCATTGAGTGCATGCTTTTAACATCCTCATGAGTTTGCGTTACTAAATCAGCCTGTTTGCCGAACCTTCTTTCCCACCCCGCAGGAGAGGCATGATAAGCATCAGCACCCAGCCTGTGATGCCTTGGGCATAGTGGTATTACATCCCAATGGCTAGAGCGCTTCCCCATGCCTGTAGCTATGCGTACATGGTGTATCTCTGCTGGGCTTTCTCCATAGCCTAGATTCCTACAAACAGCACATCCTAAGCTTGCAACATGTCCTAGCCATAATCGCTCTGCTTTGGTTTTATTTTTAATCATGCTGCTTGCCTGTATGTCTGGTAATTACTTAATGCTTTGCCGCCCCATTGAACGCCTTGCTCTGCGCCAAACGCATAGGTCAATTCAATAAGGTCGCTAAAGTCTTGCTTAGATAATGATTTAGTGGGGGAGCCTAATGACACAAAACCACCATCAATAGCGGGTACTATTTTTTGGCGTTTTAGTGAGGCTGTTAAAACAATTTTCCATTCTGAATTTTTAAGGGTGTAGCCATACCAGTTAACCTGTTTAGAGATTTCTGAAAGCATAGGCCAAAGCTTTCTATTTTGAGCTAATGTCCTAGTAGGCCGTCTTACAATTACTTCTATAGCGCCGCCTTGAATCACCTCAAGAAGAATTGTTTGCATTTTTCTAAGCGCTGGATTTATACCTTCACCTTCCTCAATAAAAAACCTCATAGCCTTCATTCAGTAATTCTCTTTTTTTCAGCAACAAAGTCATTTTCCAATCTATCTAGCAGCTTTAACGTGTTGTTATAAATTTCAATTGGAATTACGACATGGCCTAAAAATCCATGCCTAGTCACCCCGATAACTTCGTTGCTATCGAGGATTTCTTTCATGTTTTCTTTGAGCGTGTTTGTGCTGATTTCAATCATTACGCTGCGTACCAAGTCATTGCTAAACGCCCACTAACATTACAGCGCTTGTTTTCTTGGTTTCTAACTGTTCCTGCTTTTGCCATTTCAGATAAACGGCGTGCAAATTGGTATCGGTCATAAACAGAGGATATTTTGCCAAGCTCATTGCTGGTTAATCCGCTATTTCCTGTAACAAATTCCAGCATTTCAATTCGCTGCCTTTCGTTATTTTCTTTAGAATCATTAGCGGCTAAATGGCTAGTGATTGGGTCTGTTTTCCTTGCTTGGCTCATTATATGTTCCTCTTCGTTTAGCTTCGTTTATTGCCTTTGCTAACATTTCCTTATAGGGCGTTGTATGCCCCCCTGATTCACCATGACTGCAATGTTGAATTTCTAACCCTCTGGATAAATATTCTTCTAGCTTTTCATGGCTAAAAGGCGAGGCTTGATCTTTCTTCCATGTGCTGCCGTTTTTTAAATTTCTTTTGCCCATTTAGAATCCTCAATTACTCGTTTAACATCTTCTTTATTTTTAGTGCTTAAAATCCATTCTTTACCGCTCAATCTAAAAACTTTTCCATACAGGCCAATTTTAAAAAGTGAGTAGCCAATTCTTGCAATGTGTTTCATCGAAACATTCCCTTTAAATTGTTCATTTGCTCCTTGCCGTATTCTATTTCTTCCACTGTGGCTTGCTTAGTTATCATCAATGGCCTTGCTTTACTTTGCCTCGCCTGTTGTGCAGCAATGGCGCATTTTGCCGCTGGTCTGCTGTAGCCAATAAACTCTGCATAACTCGGCGGGTAAACTTTCTGTTTAGCCTTTACAGATTTGGATATTTCCTCTTCAAGAGCATCAAATGCTCTGCCAAAATCTTCTATAGTTAGGGCTGCTAGCTTCCTGCTCCACGTTAAAAAATCCTCATTGGTACGGCTTGGAACTCCATACCGCTTGCCCCAAAGGTCTTTAAATAAAACCTCCATACGAACCCACAATTCAGCGGTTAATTTCATGCTGCTATTGGATGGTGTGGAGGAATTCCCTTGCTGCATCGTGCATTCGGTCTGCACTTGTTTGGTTAGGCTGTTGGCCTGTGTTATTGCCATATTGACTCCTTGGTGCATACACTGATTTCCAGTTGCTCAATATTGCCGTTTCAAGCAATTCATCTGGATCACTGCCTTGGCTTGCTAGCTTCATAATTTTGTTAACCAGTATTTTTAGGGCTGCTTGTGTCATAGGCGCTTTTATTGCCTTAC